CATAAAGGATTTAGCTTCTAATCCTTTCATGATTCCAAGATATCGGTTTCGTAAAAGCGCAACTGAATTAATCAAAGATTCGTAATCAGTTACTTCATCTTCACCATCAGTATACTTTTCAGCATCTCGTGAAGTTAACGCTCGGTTATATCCTTCAAGGTACTTTTGAAAATGCTTTCTTCTTATTTTTCTTAGTTGAATATTAAGATAGTTAAGCACTGCCTCAACTTCTTGAAGATGTGAAAAATACTGTTCAGTAGTACCAGGTAATGCGGCAATGTTTTTTTCAACATTACCGTACACCTTTACTATTTTTTTCGCATCTACTAATTCTGCTTCATGATGTGCTATAAAGTCAGGTAGATTAGAAAGATCAGTAGTTACACGATTATACCAAGTCATTAGTAATCATCATCTTCGTCATCATCATAGTCATAGTCTTCGTAACCATCTTCTTCATCATCTTCATCCTCTTCTACATCACTTACATCATCATGTAAGCCTAAGGCGTTGATAATGTTGCCATCTTTTTTAAATGCTCTTTTCAAGTCTTTGGGATCAAAGTCATTATCAATTAACACATTTACAAATGTTTCGGCTGCTTCGGGTCTGTCTGACGTAACAAACAAGGGTTTCATTGCAGCCCATATTTCAGTAACAAGTTCTAAACTCATATATGCTCCTTTAAGTTTTTGTTATTTAATATGGTTATTTACTCTTCGTCAATTAATTCAACGGGAGTTTCAATTTTTCTATCGTGAAATTCATTCATAACTGTATCTAGACAATTATCATCGTTACGTTCCCATCCTTTGCGAAACTTTTTAATAACTGTTCCATCTATAGTTTTGTATACTAATGAATTACCTTCTTTAGATAATATGCTTTTTGCTTCAAACATATCAGTCAATCCAGAATAGGGACTCATTCCCGTGTCATATGGGATTTTAACTTGAACGCTTTCAAAAGGCTTAGCATAACGAGTTTTCATGATTTTACATGCGGCTCTAATACCTCTGACTTCGGTGATCTTGTTACCATCTTCGTCTTCTTTTAGTTTTAGCTTTTTCATTGCTACAACAATAGAACTTGCGTAGATAAATCCTTGACCACCAGAAATTTTATCATCTGGGTCAAACATGTCTTGACTTGCGTAAGTATGATTAGTTGCGATCAATCCAACGTTTTGAGAACCAAACATATTTACACAGTTGCGAACTAGTGCTGTAAGTGCTTTGGGCTTACGACCCATATCACCTTTCATATCACCTGCTTCAAACTGATTAACATCAGTAGGGGTCATTAGCATACCAAGTGAGTCAATGATAAACAATACTTTTGGTTTGTTTTCTTCTGGCATTGCTTTGTATGACTTCATGAATTCTGATATAGTTTTAGCTACATCGTCAATCATGGCCATATTAAGTTTTAAAAGTTTACTTTCACTAGTATCCACACCAAGAGCATGAAGCCAAGATTCGTCTAATGCGTTTTCTGAGTCAACTAAGACTACAAAGATTCCTTGTTCTTGTGCGTGACGAACTAAGTTCCCGGAACAAATAAAACTTTTTCCAGCTCCACTTTCGCCTGCAAATACTGTAACTTTACCAAGAGGAACTCCCTTTTTAAAGTCACTAGAAATCAAATAGTTTAAAGCATAGTTTCCAGTACTGATCCAATCAGTAGGATCATTGAAACCAATGCTTAGGCCTTCAATAGATTTAGTAATATCCTTTCTGAATTTAGAAAGGTCAAATGGTTTTGTCATGTATTCTCCAATTTATTTTAACACTCTAATTTTAGCAGGTTGAGCATGATTGTCAAGATATTCAGGACAAGCTTCTGCGATATGGTTTAATTCTGTTTCTAGAGGAAAGTGTTTGAGTAAATCTCTTGCCCTATCTCTAACAGACCCTGGTACCCTAGGTGTTTTACCTGGATCACAAAGTTCTTCCATAAATTTTCTACACTGCTTTAATGCGCGATATCTTTGATCAGGCATTGTCATAATTAATCCTCCTAAAAGATAAGAGGGGATATTACTCCCCTCTTTACAGGATTTTAAACCTGATTACCTTGACGAGCGCGGATCTTAGCTAAGATATCCTGTGCTTTATCACTTGAAACAGCAGGAGCAGTAACTCTTACTGGTTCATCTGGTTCAAAAGGAAGATCATCATCTACACTTGCTGCTGGAGTTGTTGCTGGTGCAGCAGTTGGAGCAGTTGAGCCAGCGGGAGCTTCTAAACCATATGGTCTAAAGTATTGACCCCAACGCTCATTATCAAACGGCATGCCATCAACTGAAGCATCAAACATTTCTTTCATGATCGCAAGTTCTGCTTGTGTTGGCTTCTTGGGCAAGAAGTCTGACAAGTTAAACAAGCCGTGTGCGTCAATTGCTGCTTGTTCTACTTCAGTTAGAGCAGTTTCTTTTCTAGCCCAGTTTGAAGTAGAATAATCTGCGTATCCGCCTTTAGAAGTCTTACGAACAACAAAGTCAAGACCGCGAGTAAAGTGAGTTGGCAACTCTTCCATTTCAGGATCCATCAAACCAGTTTTGATGATAGGGATAAGTTGCGGACTGATGATAAATCTACGAATTGGATTCGCAGGAGTAGTATCATCGCCCATTGGATTCTGACGAACAAAACCTTGGAAAAGATAAGAACGCTTTTTCCAGTACTTGTTTGCCATTTCTTTTAATGATTCATCTTTATACCAAGGACGAACTTCTGCTAGAATAGGACAGCTTTCACCGTACATTTCCATACATGGTACTTTTACAGTAACTTGTTTTACATTAGGTTCACCTTTCACACCATTGAAAGAAAGATTGATGATTTGACGTTCTACCCAGAAAAATTCATTCTGTTTGTTACCGTCAGGAAGAAAACGAATAGTAGCTGTAGTACCTTCGCCCATGTTCCAATGGGGATAAATTGCGTTGTCTGATGAATTGGATGATTTTTGTTGCTTGTTTTCTTGCTGAGCAAGTTTTGCTCTGATTTCTGCTAACGAGGGCATGAGTTGGTCTCCTATAATTGCCTTAAGTTGGTCTTTGGGTACTGCTCTTATTCGTTAGATACCTTTATCTAACTAACATAAACAATGATACTTCTTGTCGGTGTTTATGTCAATAGTATTTATACCCAGTAAAAGGAAACCGCACAATAAAGTGCGGTTTTTGAACAACTAGTTTACCCTTTTATTTTACTAAGCGTTTTATCATGTCTAGATCGTCTTGACCTTCACTCATACTAGAACTACTTGCTAGTATTTGTTCCAGTTCTCTTATCCAGCCACTTACATCGCTTGAACCGATTTCATCTAATTCTTCTCCGGCAAAACGTGAACTAATTTCGTCTATAGCATCGTTAATAGCTCCTATGCCGTATTTGTTAAGTAGATCAGTTCTAACGCGAGTTACTCTGGTATACAGTGCGTTTGCTACAGAATCTTGAGAATCTTCGTTTATTTCAACAGATTCATTTGCGCCAACCAATTTACCTACAGCGCCTTCTTTACCTACTTTTTCAGTTGGTCCAAGTTGGCCTACACGCTTTTGATCAGCATCTAAGTCTTCTTCAACTTGATCTTGTTTCAGATTAGTTTTGGCTTTTCTCCAATCTCCGTCTTTGTGTTGTGCTTTTAGTTTAGCTAAAAATGCTTCTGCTTCTTCTTTGGTTCCTTTTGAAGTTGCGAAATATCTGCTTTTATCTACATATTTGTTAAACACTGCGTATGTATCAGGATCTTTAAGTTTCTTGACTATATATGATTCATCTACCTTTTCTATACCTTCAGACATATCACGAGTGCCACGAGCCGACAATTCCTCATTCATATCTTTCAATGCTTCTAATGCTTCTTCTGCTGATTCCATTCCTTCATAACCGCGATCAGCATTATAATGGAAACATCCCCAGTGGTCAGACCAATTTTCAAGAGGATAAATCTCACCTACTTTTCTGCCTTTTTTAGTTTTTATTACTCTTGCGTTGGGGTATATTGTGTTATTCTCTGCTCCTTCGTCTAAGTCTTCTTCAACACTATCAGGCTTTATATTACCTTTTGGAGTCAATCCATATCTACGCTTTAATTCACGATCAATTAGTTTTATCTGAACTGCTCTAGGAGAATGAAGTTTAGGATTATCTTTGGCATCTTTAGCTAATTTTACTAGTGTTTCATCTGATGCGTTTTTCACATAATCTTTCAAGTCTTCTAAGTGTGCTGAACCATCCCAAAAGCTAAATGCTCTTTTGACTTTTTTAACGCCCTGACGCATCATGCCGGATAAATCTTCATCAACATCACAACTGCCTTCCGCCACACCTTGTTCATCAAGACTGTCCGTATTTTTGAAAAATATCTGAACCACTACTCTAACAGGTATGTTATATTTTTTAGCCACATCACCTACAGTTGTTCCGGGGTTTTTAAGTTCGTCAGAAGCTTGTTTTTGTAGTTTAGGCGTGATATCTCTTATAGTATCTGAACTACCAATAGCAGACCAGAGAATATAAGATACTACTTTAATAGGTATATTATATTTTGTAACCACATCACCAGCAGTTGTTCCTGGTTTCTTCATTTCATCAGTTACTTGTTTTAGTAGCCTTGGAGTTAGTTTTTTGTAAATATTTTCAAGAGAATCATCTTCCATCTCAGTTATACCAGCCCACTTTGCTAATTCAGCATTTTTAACTTTATCGTATGGTGACAGTCTCCATCTTCTCTTTAGTTCGTCAGGTATCTCTTCAAGTCCCCTTAAGGCATCCTCATGTTCTTTCTCTATTCGTTGTTTCCATGCTATTTTTTCTTTTTCAGACATACCGACTGTAATATCTCTAGGGTCTCTATCCGATAAATCTTGTGACTTATCCATCTCAGTTATACTATCAGCCCACTCTGCTAACTCAGAAACTTCTTTCACAGTAGTTGTAGCTTTGTTTTTATTCAGTCTAGCTAAGATCGGCATAACGCTTTCAATTCTTGGATCAAGAGTTTCTTGAACAAACAGTTCATTAATCGTGTTATCACTGTTCGCAACTATACTTTTTAACTGTTGACGATCACTTGAACTATTCAATTCATCTGCGAAATCAATGATTTCTTTTTTCATAACTGAAATATTTGGATTCTTGATTATGTTGCGTAGCCATGATGCATAATGCGGATCATTTCCGATATCTGACTTGTCTAAGAAATCATTTATTTTACTAACAATATCGCCGCCTGTATCATCTTCCATCAGAGCAGGAGTCCACGATTCAAAGTACATGTTGTACCCTCTATGACCGCGTAACTTACCTAGCGTTTCACGCAATGATTGGTAATGATTAACACCTTCACTTACTAACTGTTGTGCTGATTCCATGAACTGTTTGTTTTTTGTAGCACGAACAAATCCAGCCATCTTACTGTATTCTTCGCACAGTGCTTTAACGTGATTCCAACGTTCATCATTTGGTACGCCGCCTTCAGCAATATGTCTAGCATACACTTGTGCGATACCTGGACGAGTAGTTGGTGCTAAAAATCTTTCACCATCTTGGTTTTCTAAAAAGATTTTAGCGATATTCCTATAACGCTGCTCGCCTTCTTCAATTTGTCTGTTGTGCTGAAGAATAATTTTAACAGCAGGAATGTTATCGTTGTAGCTGGCTTTTTTGCCCATTGAATGATAACCTTCATTCATCTTTTCTTTCTTTTTCACATAATCTCGTTGTGCCATATCATCACCTAATTCGTCTTTGTTTCGTAACTCAAACGTAAGTTGTTTGTTCATGGACCATTGCTTTAAATGTCTTTTTAATCCAGACCAAGAATCGTCATAATCTAACCCTGAACTTTTTCCAGAAGGACTTTCTTCTTGTTCGTTGCTATAGTACAAAACTACATTTTGAGCATCATCTATTGTAACCCAAGCATCACCGTAGTCTTTACCATCTTTGGTAAAAGTAAAGTTAAATACTTCTGCTGCCTCAGGTTGAGTGCGTTGATTTTTAGCGTCTTTTGGTACTGGTTTATAACCTCTAGTTCTTAAAAGCTTATAAAGATCGGTATTAAAAGATTCTTGGTTAATTGCCATGGTAGTGTTCCTAACTAATAGAGTATTTATCTTTATTAGCTGATAACAGCAAAGAAAGGTAAGGGCTGAATTACTTCGTCATGGTCTTTGATTTGATTTTCCAAGTCATAATGGTAATCGCCCAACTGCTGCAATATCCTTACTATAAGTAAAGAAGACATAACCAAGTCATCGGTATCACCCACTTTAGCAGCATAACTGCCGCCATGTGCTATAAACGCTTTTAATTCAGAAATCAAGCTTCTGCTATTAATATGCATTCTTTTACTTTCTATTAAAGTTTTAAATTTAGCACAAGCTGCTAGTTTTGTTTTATTTGTAGTATTAAATCCTTTTCTTTTCTTTCCTGGCTCGCTAATAAAGATACCGGGAATATTTGCTTCACCGTATTCATTTAATGATACTAACGCTGCTTCTCCGATTGAATTGTTTTCAATAGAATAATAAATGTTGTTTGGTTCATTTGTTTTATCTGCGATATACTTGTTTATTTGTGCTAGTAATTTTATTTGACTAGGAATGTCTGTTTTATTGTGTTTCCATTCCCCTATTTGTTTTGTTGTATTTGCTTCAAAAATTTGTATTGCTGCCGGGTCTGAGCCAGTCCCTAATGATGGATCTAAAGCAACTGCGTATATCATGCCTTTTTTTGGTTCGTCATACCAACGAACTTGTCCCATGCGAGTGATAGGTTCTATACCAGATAGTTCTATCAATGTGCTGGGATTTATTAATGTTTCGTCTGCAATTAAGAATTCAAGTCCCATTTCTCTGCGAAATCTGTCATCGCCCAACTGCGCCCGCATTTTATCAGCCCAAATCTGATCGCGTTCTGGGTGTCTGCGCCAATCTGCTTTAAATGCTTTAAATCCGTTTACACCTACATCAGTTGCGTTTCCATATGCGTCTTCACACTTGTTAGCACCTTTCCAAATTAAAGCAAACTGATCTTCGTCACTATTGGG